AAACTCAACGAAATTGATTAATACCAGTGCCAGATGTCCAACCACCAGGACCTTGATGAAAGTTTTCAGAACCACCAAGATTTTCTTGCCAGGAGTTTTTCATGTGTGCTGCTGCTTTTTTATATAGGACATCATGAATATTCTTAGGTTCTTTTGATTGGGTCATAGCAGATTCAACTTCTTCTTGCTGTTTCTTTGCTTCTTTTTGTTTTTGAAGAAGCATTTCTTGTTTTTCAGTTCTAATTGGCGGATCAAACCAAGGATCATGAGGAAGAATGTCTGGTGCAGGAACTGCAATATAAGAATTGTCCTTTAAAATCTTCTCACTCGAAATAGACTTGACTCCATTATATGGACTATATCCATGACTAAAATGACTAGAGGTAACCTCTTTGACAGGAGATTCTAAAGGATTAATTTTTTCGATGAGTTTTTTAAATAGTCCCATTTCAAGATAAAACAAATTTCTTTATATAGTTATAAGCATAGTGCTCTCGATATCCCTTAATACCCCATCCCAACCAATAATATGCAGTAGTCATATACCATTTAACTGTTTGACCACTACCTTCAAATTCATGAATATGTTTTTGAAAGGTTGGTTCGTTAATCATATAACGAGTTTGGCATTCAAGTCCACTGGGATTACATCCGTACTTCTTTGCAAACTGACCCAATCCATAATACCGATTGCTGGAAGTCCACTGAATCAATCCATAACCACCACTATAGCAATGATAGTATGAAACTCTTGCACCACCTTCACAAATATTGGGAATAAAGTTTGACTCTGACTTTATGTTACCCATGATAGTGGCAAGAGCATTACGATCAGTAATACTTGTCTTTTCTTGAAGTTCTTTGAGAACATATTTCTCATTTTCAGTGCAAGAAGGACATTTCCATGTCTTTTCTTCTTCAACGATTTTAGCAATCGGAACTGCTTTTTCCGGATCTAAATCGGCATCAACTTTTTCGATATACTCAATATCTGATGGATCAATCCATGGATTTTTGATTTCGTCGATTGATGGATATGCAAAAGCAGCTGGTATTGAAGTCGCAAGAACAATAGGAAGTAATTTTTTAAGCATTAAAATAAACAGAATTCGACATCCGTCACAAGAACATAATGTTCTTCACGGCACGGGGTATTTAGTGAGTCAATCTTCACCAAGATATTCTAGTGAGTAAATTTCGTGGTCTTCAACATCAGGATCAAGCCACTCATAAAACTCACAATGAAGTGCATGTGCATTCTCAACACATTCTAATGGGTCGTTTAAAGGGTCTTGACAAAGAGTGTGCAGTCTATCAACTGCCCAGTCGTGTGTCGTCTTCAAGGTGTCTTCCAAAGTTACCATAACACTAGAATTATATATGAGCATACTATAGCACTAGTCCAAAATTTTTGCAACATACCCCTTATGTTGCTTAAGTCTTCCCTTTGCTACGGCACAAAGGTTAGAAGCACTGATTCCTTCATCCTTACAAAATTGATTCAATCCTTTAATAATTAAAATATCTCCGTTAGGTTTTGTAACTTCATATTTTTTCATTTGTTTGGGTTGAGCGATACTTTTCCCTTTCTTTGCTCTACTAATTTTTCGTTTAACTTCTTCACTTCTAGGAATTCCTCTTAACATATCACCAACTTTTTGATAGTGTTCATCGGGCAAATATTTTTTCCCTTTTAAAGTATTACTAATTTTTTTCTTCCATTTTTTAACTTCTTTTGGATTCTCATTCAACCATTTTTTATAATTTATTTTTGCAATTTCAATTCTTAATTTTTCAATTTCATCAGTTTTTCCGCTAAGAACACAGTAGGCAAGTTTATCTTCCAACTTTCCAAAAACTTCCCAAAGTCTTTTATGGACTTCTGCATGTGCCCATACTGGCAATTCAATTAAATTATCAATATCATTAGTGCCACCCATATGTCTTGGAATAATGTGATGAATATGATTCACAACTACGTCTTATTATGTTAGAGTTATAATTATTTATCAAAATAATCTTTTCTAAAATATCTAGACAATATATTTGAATTATAAAATAAAGGTTCTCCACTATTAGTTTTTTCAGTCAAAACATTATTCAAAAATAATTGCCTTGTCTCTTCAAAATTAACTTTACCTTTAGTCGTATGTAGACTCAATATAACTCTACTGAAGATCTCTTTACCATACTTTTTAACATCTTCTTTTAATTCAGGACAAGAACCATAATACTTCTTCCAATCAGATTCTTGTTTTACTTTTCTTTTCTTTCCTGGTGGAGTTCTATGTGACCAAAAATACTTTCTACCAATGTATTGTCGTTTGTTCGACTGATTGGTAATGAGATAAACAAAGCCGTAGTAGTCCCCAATATCATTACTATCAAAAACTCTCTCATCATATCTCCACGGATTATCATAACTCATCTTATAGATCTCAATGAGCTATTATTTATCCTTCAACCCTAACAAAGGTAGTCTACACAAAAAAAGGGGACTTGTCAAGCCCCCTGTGAGTTATATGAGTTTTATATCAATCTTTTTCACCATCCTTTCTACCCATATTTTTCCACTGACCATCTACCTTTTTCCACTTATATTGAGAAGGTGAATATCTACCCATTGCCAGTCTTCTATGTTTTTCATCTTGAGTTTCTGGTCTTCCTCTTTCCGATTCTCCTGCGAGAGCACGTAGATTTGTTGTTCTACCTTCTTCAAGATAAAACTCATACATCTCATCCCAAGTGTAATCAGAGAGGTCATAACCTTCTTCTATAAGTCCATTTACCCAAAGTTCAAACTCTTCCTCTTGATAAGTTCCTGCTCTTCTTGCCGCTTTGTTACCAGCACCTCTATCACCTGCACCAAAATCAGACTCTCCACCACGACCACCTCTGGTGGCACGTTTTTTTGGATCTTCGCTTACCTTACGGCTATACATTTTCCCTTTCTTCAGTGCCGCCTTATAACGCTCACCAGTCAGTCCCTCATCAACTGCTTCAACTTCTTCTTTCTTGGTTCTGCCTTTTTCGAGTCCTGCCTTAAACTCAGCCTCTCTTCTTGCTTTTTGTTGAGCAGGAGTCAGGGAATAATCATGACCAAAGTCTCTTCCAGTTACAGTAGTGCCTTCACGCTTTCTTTGTGCGGCAAGACGCTTTTCACGACGAGCTGCCATTGCTGCAAGTGAGTCTGCTTCCATGATTGCTCCAAGCTCTTGCTCGGTAAACAATCCGCTTGCTTCCAGTGCTTCTAACTCTTCACTCATGCGCTTCACGACCTTCTGTGCCTGGCGCTTGATGAATCCCTTGATACCACTCTTTGCCTTCTTCTTGGCGTCTGATGCCGCTGCTCTTGCCTTACCAGGAGCATCTACAACTGCATGTGATGCTTTTGTAGCGGCTCTTTGAGCACCGTGCGCGGCAGTGCCAACTGCTAAATTCGCTGCTGCCGCTGCTCCAGCTGCCTTGCTTTTAGCGGTGTTCACAGCACCTCTCAGTGCCGCTCCTGCCTTTTGCCTTGCCAACCTTCTCTTGGCACCTACAGGAGCACCATAGAAGTTTCTGGTATTGGTATCGTGCCCAAAGGTTACCTTTGCTTCTTCAATATACTCATCTGTTGCAGATTCAATAATATAAATTGCTTCTTCTTCGTCATATCCCTCTTCAATCAATTCATCGACCAATTCATTAAACACTTCATCAAGAATTTCTTCAGTCAATTCCTCTTTTGGAGCATACACAGATTCATAAAGATTTCTGAGTTCTCCGTACTCTTTATGTGACAATGAGCGCATTTTTTTTAACTTAATTCTTTATATGCAAATATTTATAAAAAAAGAGGGTGCAAAAACACCCTCCAAAAAATTTAATAAACATCATTCGATTCTTGACTATTCCAAGTCCTTATGTAATCATAATCACCAAATAAAAAATCGTCTATTGCTGCCGCTTCTTTATAAGCATCAATGGATGATTTTAGATCAGGTTTCTTATCAAAGTTGGAATCCTGAGAATGAGTCTTTTGTGACATCTTGTTTGACTCCTCCGACAATGTAAGATTCGACTTCGGTTTCTTGTGGTGCCACTTGAAGACCTTTAGAAGAGATCCAATGCTCTGTCCAAGGAAGTGGATTGTTTTTTGCTGATATGTCATAGATTGGCTTAAGTCCGATTGCTTTCATTCTGCGATTGGCAATCCATTCCACATACTGCTGAAGCAATTTATCATTCAAGCCAATCATAGTACCATTCTTGAACAGATACTCTGCCCAAAGTTTTTCCTGATTTACAGCATTATCAAATGTCTTGATCAACCAAGGTTGCTCTTCCTTGGCAATCTGAGACATTTCTGGATCATCACCACTCATCCAGTTCTTCAGAATATTCTGAGTAATCACCAAATGCTGGTTTTCATCACGAGCAATCAGGGAAATGATTTTTGCACTTCCTTCCATAAGTTTGAGTTCGCCAAAAGCAAAACTACATGCAAAACTGACATAAAAGCGAATACCCTCAAGAATATTAACGTTTGCAACTGCTCTGTAGAGTTTACGCTTGAGTTCATACCTTGCCTCCTTTGCATAAGGAACGTTTTCTAATGCATGTAACCATTCATCAGAATTTCCATACTGTTGGGCAGAGTTAATGAAATCATTATATGCTGACGTGACACTTACTGCACGTTCCATAATACGATCTTCTTTGAGAATCGTATCAAACACATCAGAGGGATCTGAATATACGTTTTTGATAATGTATGTATAGGAACGACTATGGATCATCTCCATAAACTCCCAGACCTTCATACATGCCTCTAATTCAGGTAGAGAGCAGTATGGAGCAAATGCCATACCAGGACCACGCCCCTGGACAGAATCGAGCATGATCTGATACTTTAGGTTAGAAGTAAAGATATGCTTCTGCTCTGGACGCAGTGTATGATAATCGGCACGATCTTTTTGGAGGGAGACCTCCTCAGGTCTCCAAAAGTATCCTAATTGTTGTGTTGTGAGTTTGTCGAATATTGGATATTTGTATGAATCATATCTTTGGATACCCAGAGGTTTTCCAAAGAACATGGGTTGTTTTTTTGTATCTACTTCTTCTGAATTGAAGACGGTCATTTGATTGACCACCGTTGTACCATCTTCCATACTTTTCTTAAATTTTACAAGACTCACAATCTTCCTCCGCTGTGTTTTCGATTTCAGAAATTAAATTATCTAATGTTGAATTTGTCTCTTCGAGTTCGTCGTTTTTGTTGTCGTATGTGTTTTGATAATAACTGGTTTTCCAACCGTACTTATATGTAGTCAAAAGATCTTGTGCCCATAAAGAAATAGGAATCTCATTGTCAGGAAACTTAGTTGGATTATAACTCCAGTTACCAGAAATTGCCTGATCAAAGAATTTTTGCATCACAGCAACAACATTAATATAACCACGATTGGACTCCATATCCCAAAGAAGCGTATAATTGCTCTTAAGACTGCTATATTGTGGGACAATTTGCTTGAGAACTCCTTTCTTGGATTTCTTAACGGACAGAAAGGCACGGGGTGGTTCGATTCCATTTGTTGCGTTTGACACAACGGAACTGCTCTCTGAAGGCATTTGTGCGGACAATGTTGAGTTCCGTACTCCGTACTTCTTGACATCCTCTCTAAGACCGTCCCAATCGTAATGAAGCTCATTTGGTACGATCTCATCTACATCCTTCTTGTATGTATCAATCGGCAGAATTCCGTGTCCATACTTGGTGCGATGACTGAATTCACATGCCCCTTTTTCTTTGGCAAGATTTACTGTAGCACGAATCAGATAATATTGGAATGCCTCTGAAAGATCATGAATCAATTTCCAGGCATTAGGATCGTCATATAACCACCCGTGCTTGGCAAGGTAGTGTGCCAGACCAATATAACCTACTCCAAGGGAACGACGTGCTTTTGTGGCAAGTTCTGCTGCTCTGACTGGATATTGTTGAAAATCAATAAGTTCATCAAGACTCCTAACAGCAAGATCGCAAAGAACTTCAAGATCTTCCAAAGACCGGATTTTACCAATATTAATAGCAGAAAGGATACACAGAGCAATTTCCCCATCTTCATCGTCAATATGCTTGATTGGTTTGGTTGGAAGTGTAATTTCCTGACATAGATTGCTCATCTCAACTTTATCCATAAAGGAAGAGTGAGAGTTACAATGGTCGATATTCATGATATAGAGACGACCAGTTTCTGCTCTCTGTTTCAGGATGTCCAGAATGAGTTCTTGAGCACCAATAGTTTTTCTTGGAATAGACTCATCTTGTTCATAGCCCACATAGAGACCATCAAATGAATCAGTACCAAAAGCATCATAGAGTCCTGGAACATCATGCGGTGAGAACAGGCTAATCTCTCCATTCTGGATGAAACGCTCATAGAAAAGTTTTGAAATTTGGATGGAGTAGTCAAGTTTTCTTACTCGATTGTCTTCTGTTCCTTTATTGTTTTTAAGAACAATAATGTCTTCTATTTCTTGGTGCCAGATGGGGAAGTGGACAGTTGCTGATCCACCTCGTATGCCATTTTGAGTGCAACATCTGACAGTTGCTTCAAACTTTTTGAGAAATGGGACAACACCTGTATGCTGCACTTCTCCACCTCTGATTTTGCTGTTGATGCCACGGATTCTACCTGCGTTGATACCGATTCCCGCCCTTTGTGCAACGTATTTACCGATAGCCATATCAGAACTAAAGATGCTATCGAGGGAGTCATCAACATCAACAAGAACACAGCTAGCATATTGTCGAAGTGGAGTTCGCACTCCTGCCATGATAGGTGTGGGAATGTTGATTCGGTGTTTTGAGATTGCGTCATAATACTTCTTTACGTAATCGAGACGGGTCTCTTTAGGATACTTCGAAAAGATAGTTGCTGCAATCAGAAGATACATGAATTGTGGTGTTTCGTAAAGAGCACCACTACTTCTATCTTGCACTAGGTATTTATCTACAACCTGCCTCAGTCCGGCATATGTAAACAAAAAGTCACGATCGTGATCAATAAATGATTGAAGTTTATCAAACTCTTCATCAGTGTAAAGGTCCGCAATTTCTTCATCATAAACACCTTTTTTGATGCATTGGTCTATGTGCTGTTTTACGGTAGGTGTTTCGTGCATACGACCATACAATTGTTTGCGAAGAGAAAACAGAAGAAGACGTGCTGCCACAAACTGATAGTTGGGATGGTCAAGATCAATCAAATCACTTGCGGCACGAATCAAAATCTCCTGAATCTTTGCCGTTGGGATACCATCATAAAACTGAATACCTGATTGAATTTCGACCTGACTTGCAGAGACCCCGGCAAGGTCTTTACATGCCTCATCAACCATTTTATGAAGTTTATTCAAATCAAGAGGTTCAATGGACCCATTTCTCTTGACAACTTTTGTTCCGTTCGTCATATCTTTTTCCAATTGTTAAATTTGATCTTTGCTTCCAAACCAGAGTAGGTATTCGATTCTAGCACAGACTGAACATCATGTCCAGCAAGAACCATATCGTTTATGTCTTTTTCTTTTACGTTGCTTGGCCAGATGACGACGCTTTCATTTCGTTCGATACATCTTTCAATCCTTCCAACAATCTCTCGATTGCGGGGCTCGTTATCATAAACAAAAATAATACTGCTTCCTTCAAGACAACGAACGTCACCGTCACTGCCACACAAAGCCACACTATTAGTGACGAAAGTGCTGTCAAAGGGTCCTTCGACCAAGTAGATAGGTAAGTCTCTATTGATTTTTTCCAGTCCATATATCTTCGG